CGCGCCCGTGGGCGAACCAGCGCCCCCCCCCCTCCAGGGGGGGGGGGGGCGGCATTTTCGCGCGTGCTATCGGCTAGCCAGCGATTCCTAGCGTGGTCTGGATCCCCCGGTAGAGGGTCACTGACCTTATTCGCCCGTCCACATTGCCTGAATGCTTGATGTAGAGCTTCATGTTATTAACGGGCTTGTCGAAGATTTGCGGTACCAATAGAACGCCGCCAACAACACCTCGAATAGTCCCATTAAAGGTGACGACTGGGGTAAGTGGCGGGTTATCGTTTCCGCGGTCGAACCACAGACCTATTGATAGCTCGCCATTACCGGTAATGGTGATGGTTTCGCACTCCGCTTCTATAACCCACACGGGGCATAGTGTTTGATTGAATGGTGAACTAAACGAAGTTGAGCTTTGAGTCTTCAAATAAAGCGTGCCGTTGGCGCGGTCGATACCCGATGACCCCGTCCACGTGGCGAAGTTTGATTCAAACCTCATCAGCTTCGTTGAAATGGCAAGATGCCCCTCGATCTTATTCACCAATGAGGGCAGCGTCTTGATCATCTGCTGCTCAGCAGCACTGATCCCCACACCATCAGCACCCTTAGGCCCCGTATCGCCCCTCGGACCACGATCACCCTTCGGCCCAGGATCACCCTTCGGCCCAGGATCACCCTTCAACCCCTGAGCCCCACTCAAGCCCGGCCGCCCCTGAGGACCAACATCACCCTTCGGCCCAGGGTCGCCCTTCAACCCAGGCCGCCCCTGAGCACCCGGCTCACCCTTCTCACCGCGCTCACCACGTACCCCAGGAATACCCTGCTCACCCCGAGCACCCGTATGCCCACGAAGCCCCCGCTTACCCTCAGGCCCCTCAGGCCCCTCAGGCCCAGGATCACCCTTCGGCCCGACGTCGCCGCGCGGACCCTTCACTCGCCCTTCCTCGATCAGCCGCTGCGTGCGCGTGGCGACGTCGCGGATGCGACTCACCTCTTGCTCGATCTGGGTCACGTGCGTTGGCGAGATGGGCGTGTGGGAAACAAGCTCGGCCATCTGATTCTCCCCCGGCTGGATAATGGTGTGCATGTCGATAACAGGAATTTTCACGGCATTCGTGCCGCGAGTCAGCAGAATATGGTAGGTCCAGGGCCCCGGCGGATTCGTCCCCTCATCCGGCGCATAGACGGGCACTGTGAAACGCCCACTGACCTCGCAGACGACAGGCTCGACGACGATGCCGTCGGGTGTCATCACGATCCTCGGATCGGGAGAGATGACGAGCGTGCCACTCGCATCCTCCCCGGACGCCGACGTGAGGCGCCCCTTTAGAAATGCGAGCGACACGCTCGTTCACCTCACTTCGATGGTTACTTGTTCTCGTTGTTTTTCTGCGTCAACAGGGCCGCTAGGTACCCGATCACAGTGCCCGCGTACCGCTTACCGGCCTCGCCCGGGCGCAGCCGGTCGGCGATCTCCTCGACGAGTGCGTGCGTCGCTTTCGTCTCCTCCCAGATCGCCTTCAGGTACCAATTGATGTCCCCCGCGTAGTGCTCGCCCTCCTTGCCGCTGCGCAGTAGGGAAGCGATCTCCTCGAGCAGCTCATTGCTGGATGCCATTTCTAACTCATCTCCATTTTCGTAGTTGTCACCGTTGCGGTACCGGATCACCCAGGTCCACTTACCGGTCTGAGTGTAGGGGTGCCCCCAGTAGTTCCAGGCGTGCACCTCGTTCCCGGTCGAGTCTCCGGCGTAGCCGTCGATCGACCCGTCTTCTGCGATCCACGCCTCGCAGATCAGCCCCATGCCGATCATGCACACGTGCCCGTCGGTGAGGAGGATGTCCCCATCGGTGGGCACGTAGTCTTCGTCCCACTCCCAGATATCGAATTTTCCGGACGCCTCCGCCTGCTGGCGCAGCGACCCGGTCCACACATCCCGAGTGAAAACGGGGTCGCCGTACCACTCGAAGATGGCGCAGATCATCTCACTGCAGTCAACGTTCACGTAGTGGCTCGTGTCGCTCGGGCCACTGAGCGAGTAGATCGTCTGCCGCTCCGGCTGACTGTAGCCGATGCAATCGTTCTGGGTGATCGCGTATGCGATGCTCCCGAGACTCATCAGCCCTCATCCTTGGGGACGTTGGCGTCAGCGACGGCGAGGACGGCGGCGAAGAGTGCTCCGAGCGCGTCCGAGACGTCGGAGGTGATGTACCCCTTGACGACGAGGAGACCGCCGATGACGATGCCGATCTTGTAGATTGCGGACCTGAGAGCTGGATCAAGCTCTTTCATTTCTTCTCCTTCGTGATTGAGCTGATTTCGTCAACTCGGTTTTCGATGTTGCTTAGGCGCTCCATGACGCCCGGTCTCCGGGGAACCCCCGGACGCTCCTCCGTCCCCTGCCAGTCGGTGAGCAGAGTGGAGAGTCTTTTCATTTGCGGATGGATATAAGCCCATATGCTCCCGATTCCGAGAATAAGGCCGAACCATGACGTGATGACGCTTATGTCGATAATAAATTTCATAGAAAAAGTTCCTGGAAACCGTTTCGAGATTGCGGAGAATCAAAAAATAGTCGCCCTGCACGGTACTTGCGGCGAAGCCACTGACAGATCTTATCGTTGCGCACCAACCCGATCTCCCCTTCCCGTACGTCATCCGTGATGGTGTACATTATACCCACTCTTTTCGGCTGACGGCGCTGGAAGAACACTGCGCTCTGCCCCACCCAGACGGAGAAAGCGCCCGATGAGCAGCGAATGCTGAAATCATACTGTGCCTTCGAATCCTTCTTGGCGACGAGCCTGCCATCATTATCACGGAAGTCGTTCTGCACAGCATAATCGGCGTAGGTACCCGAGAAATCCTTGATGAACCTACCGAAGCGAGTATTCATCACTTCGCGCGCGAACTTCTCAGAGTCAACGAAATGAGCCACAACGAAGCCATCCCCGAAACGAGTCAGCTCCTTCTCCGGCGTAACGCCCCACGCCGCGAAGTACGGGTTCATGATGGTCACCGCGTTGGAGAGCATGAAGACGCGCGTCTTATCCTGATACCGGTCTACAGTGCTGTAGAAGTCCAGGAACTTCGTGACCTCATCGGGAAGGAACCGTGTCACCCCCTGCTCGATGATGAACTCATCATAAATGATTGTTGTGACGAGTGGGAAGGCTACGGACTTCACGTGCCCGGCAATGCTGAGTGCCTGGAAGTATCCCATGGTCTTCCATTTATCGTCGCCTTCTAGGCGATATTCTGCACGCGGGCCGTTCACCCTGAATTCGTAACCCGGGAACTCATGGGCAATGTCCGAGAAAAAATTATCTCGGTTCTTCAGCTCGGGCTTGTAGCGCCTTAAATAGATGAATTCTTCACCGCGTTCGATCGCGTTCTTGATAACGATTTTCTTCGCGCCGTACGTTTTTCCAAGACCACGCGCCCCCATGATCATATTGATAACAGCATTATATGAGAGCACACGACCGAAATCATAATAAGAAAATTTCCTCTTAGACATAACGCTTCAGCTTCCAATAGCACCCGGAGAACATGGATGCATTCCCCCAATGCGGCTCAGAATGCCCGTCAGGACCGCGCGCCCCAATAGTCTCCCCATTCTCGCCGCCGGTGCAATACTCAACGTGACCGCCGCCAGAATACCACCGGCACACGATCAGATCACCTTCACGAATCTGATCATACGCATCGAAAGCGCCACCGCCCTCAGCAACAACCCACCCATACGAATCGATCATCTCCGCAGTACCGCCAGCACCGATATCCATGCCCAGGCACGTGTTGTACAACCACCACACGAAACCACTGCAGTCCGTCACGCCCGTCTGATCCGGGTGTAGCCGCGCCTCATACCACTGGTGGTACTCGAACTTGCCGATACTGTTTATGGCGAGCTCAGTGAGAGCATGAAGATCGCCACCACCGCCGCCGCCACCGCCGCCACCACCGCCGCCTCCGGATCCACCCTTCTTTCCGTCCTTCTGCGACTCTTTCGACGCCACCCAGTAGCCATCACCACTAGGCATAGCGCGAGCAATGGTTCCGTCAATGAGGTATATGCTGAGCGCTCCACTACCGTCGCGCTTGACATACTTGATTTTCTTGGAGATCTTACCGGCATCTTTTCCGGCACTTTTGGACATATCAGTGCCAGACTCTCCGGGGCTGAGTTCCACGCCGTTCGTCTCAAGATTCGCGATCATCCGGTATGCGACCTCATACCGCTGGCCGACCGCCCACCATTCACCCTCATACTTGATGGCTGCCGCCATCGAATCCAACGTCGCTGGCGTCCCCGCGCCCTGCGCCAGGCGCCCCAGGATTGACGCGTAGTTGCCCCACCGGTGCATCACCACGATCAGCAGCATGCACGCCTCAGTCTCGCCTTCAGGGTCCATTCCCAGCTCCTGACAGCGAGGAATGTACTCATTCTCCAGGTCGGCGAGCATCTGCGAGTTCTGGATGCGATGCCCCTGCTCACTGTCCAGCGCGTCACTGAGGGCCGACCGGTCGGCACCGCTTAAGTACTGGTACTTCCGGGATCCAATCGTCCACGAGTCGCGCCCCTCCGCCATCCACCCATCGATGGTAGCCCCGAAACTCACGCCACTGAAGCGCGACAGTAGGTCATAGGCGCGTCCCTGCGTCCACTGCCCAATACCCAAGGAAAGAGTGTCCGGAGCAGAAATAATGGAGTAATCGTTACTCGCCTCAACGGTGGCGAGCGTAGCGATCATGCATTTCTTGTGAATATCATCGAAAGCCATAGCTATTCTCCGTGTAAAATACCCCCGGCGCCGCCCATGGCGCCGGGGGTAACCTCATCCCCTTGGCGAGATCAGTGTACCACAATGCGCGTGTTGCGCATGAACACCTTCGTGTCCTTGTTCGTCGGACCATTGAACCGGAGCGAGAACGTGTACCGCCCCGCGCCCTCATCCGCCTTGAACAAGGCCGCCACTTGCGAATGCACGTAAGAACCATCGAACGGGCCCTGAGAACCCGAACACGCGAACCATGACGTCGCACCGCTCGGGCGCTCCATGAACAGGTACCAGTGAATCGCGTTCGACCCCTGCGTACTGTGGTGCGCCTGCGCAATCGCCGTCACCACGTCGTCCGCATTCAGCTCCACAGTACCCGACACAACGGTCGTGTTCTCAGAGTCATTCGCGCTGCGAAGGATGCGGTCGTTCTCACCAGACTTGATCACCTGGTACCGGGTGCGCATCACCGCAGCCTTGTCACCCGCCGCCTTCGCATCCGCAATACCCGCAGCCAGACCATTCGCCGACTGGGCGGCACTCGACGCGCTCGCAGCCGCCGCGTTCGCCGTCTGCGACGCCGCGTTCGCCGTCGCCGTCGCCGTCGCCGCCGTCCGGTTCGCCTCCGTAGCGTTGGTAGACGCTGCAGTCGCCATCTCGACGGCCTTGTCGGACTTCGTCTTGGCCTCTTCTGCCATGGTCTGGGCTCGCTGCGCATCGCCCTTGGCGTTGGCTGACACGGAGAGCGCCGACTGCGCCGACTCTTTGGCGATATGGGTGTTGTCGGACGCGTCGTTGGCGGCCGCCAGCGCACTGGTGGCGTCACGCGCCGCCGCCGTCGCCTGGACGGTCGCCTCTCCCAGCTTCTCATCGATCATGTTCATGGCGCTGTTCATGTCTCCGAGTACGGAGAAATGGTCACTCGCTTGGTAGATCGGGAGCTGGAAATTCTTGGTCCTGTTTGTTGCCGGCATTATTTTCTCTCCTTACGCTGGCACGAATCGGTTTTCAATGTCCTGCAGTGATGGTGTCTCGAAGTAGTCCACAGTCCACGACACCATGTTACCACTACCGGTTTTCATCATTTCCACAACCTCATACAGGGCATCCCTCATATTCATGCGGTTCCCAGTAATCGGTGAGAAAATATAGTCGCGATCGAATTCTCTGATGAACACCTTACCGTTGGTCTCCATCTCGGAAATGCTCATCGGCAGATCATCGATCTCCTTGCAGGTTGCGGCCATGCGGGAGAAATCCTCCGCCAGTAACCCATTGACTGTATACCGGTTGTGCATGTCGAAGAGCAGTTCCTCCAGGGTGGAGGGACCACCGCGCAACCAGTTCGTTACCTCAATATGATCGCGGTTAATGCGACGATCAAGGTACTCCTCCAACGAATTCTTGAAGATCTTGAACTCATCATCATACTTCGCAATGGCGTCACGTAGCATCTGTCGCACTTGCGGCGGCAACGCCTTGTAGTTCTCCATCTCCTTATTGAGATCAATAATGAGAGCATGAACCTTCTGGTTATAATCCCCCGCAAGCGACTCAAGCGCATTACTGAGCGCCGTCTTCAACCCATCGTCAACCCACCGACGCATCTCCTCCATCATCTGCAGGTACGTGTACCCGTCCCTGTAAGTGAAAGGAATAGAGTTACTCAGACGGTAGTCAGGAGGAATGAGCAGGTACTCATCCTCAATAAATTGACCAGGGCCGGAATGCGGCCGACCTTCCAGTGAAACTGTCATTCGTACTCCTAATCCCCATGAACAATTCCTGCAATTCAACGATGATCATGAGATCAACGTTGATAAACGTGTCACGCCACGCCGCAATAAGCTGAGCCGTATGCCCAGTATACCCTTTCGACCGCGTTTTGGACGACTGCGAGCCGCGAGAAGACGACTCGCCCGACCCGCGTGACGTTGTCGAACCGTCCGTATCGTTCACGCCCCCACTGTCACTGCTCACGTCGCTGGCGGCCGTCGCATAATCCTTGTCACCTGACAGTCGCACCTGTGGAAGCTGTGACTGCACTGTCCTGGATTTCGCATCGCTCTTCGACACCGTTTTCGACGTGGTTTCTCCGCTGTCACTATGCTCGTTGCGGGAGCTCGAATCCTGCTCGCTCGCCGACGTTGAGATAACATCCTGCGTGGAGAGCGGATCAATCTTGATGAGCTCCGCCTCATACAGCTTGTTGTAGTACGGCATGATTTCCTGCATCTTGGTGCGCATCTGCCGCATCCACATATCCACAGTCTCATGCGAAATCTCGTTGTACCAGAAATGATCAATGATCTTCTGGTTCAGAATATCGCGGTACGCCTCATCGAAAATCGGGTATGAATCCAATCCCAGAGAATTGGTGCCGTGGCGGGCAACAACTTCGCGCAGTTCTATAGTGAAGTCAGGCATTGGCGGGCTCCTTATCGCTGTGAGGGTTCATGGCTTCAAGGTCAGTGCTCCCCAGCCCGCCCATAGCGGCCTGCATCGCCATCATCTCCATCGGGTCCTCCCCCGGCTCCGACGTCTGGTCGAGGTTCCACTCGACATGGACATCGAGCTTGAACATGCGGTTGATCTGATCGCACGCCGCGCGCCGCGCATTCAGCGCCACCGCCCGCATCCCGAGCACCTGACCAGAACTACCGCTGGCTTCCTCAACAACCATGCGCTCACGCTTCTCAGAGTTCACGTTCATGATGCCCAGCAATGTCATGCACTCATTCCAGGTCTTGACCTTGGCCTCCATGACGTCCTGAATCTGGTGAGGCTTGTACCCCGTATCGAACATGGCAACCTTGTCAGCCAGTGAATCGCGGTTCATGGTTTCGGTGGCGAAAATGACGGGCTGACCCTCGACAACCTTGTTGTAGGCCTGCACGAAGGTATGGTACTCGTTGTTGTTGACGGCGAACACAATGGGATGCCGCGCATTCAGCATGTTGATCTCAAGGGTGCGGTCGAAGGCCGCGAGACGCTGCGCGTAGGTGTCGATCACATCCCAGTCGGGGCAGCGCATATAGTTCGCCCAAATGGGGACACAGCTCTTGGCGTCCAGCGTCTTCGAGTAGACTTGATTTCCGTAAACCACGAACTCGGTTGGGTTGTTGTACATATTCAGCTGCCCGAGACCAGTAGCGCGCAGCGCCATGAACCTTGCGAATTCCTGGTCGTAATAGAACACGGCCAGCGCATCATGCATGAGCGTGACTTCCAGGTACCTCGCGTCGATCGTCTCCGGTAGCCCCTGCCAATTAAACCGGTTAGAGCACAGTTCACTGATGATCCGCACGTACATGCGGAACAGGTGATCCTCGCGATTCTGAGCGGGGTTCGCCCGCATTGACCCGCCCTCAGCGAAAGGGCGGTATATTTGGCTGTTCACATAATCCTCGCGCTTCATGATCACCACTCCATATTGATATTGACGCCGGGTAGGGGTTCGTTGTCTGCGAAATCGGTTTTTCCAATCCTATCTGGATTGGACCACACGGTCACGCCCTTCTCGAAAATGCCGCGAATCGACTGACGGAAACCTTCGGGGCATGTCGTTGAATACAGGTAGGTCTCCTGCATCTTCCAATACGTGAAGTTAGTCATGCACTGAAGATTCTTCGGAACCTTCGTCGGAATATTCATCGCATACCCGTACCGCAGCCAGAACTCACCGATACGCGTCAGAGTGCCGTCATCAATGCGCCGCTGACGGCACACAAGACGCCACCCATAGGTAGCAAGGTTGAAGGCGTCGCCACCAACGCCGCCCGACGTTGTCGGAGCGATCATCCGCGAGTCCTGCACCTTGGCGTTGATACCCGCGATCGCGTTCGCGTAGTCGCCATTGGCGGCGAACTTCGCCATCGCCAAGTTCGTGTCCGCATTGAATTTCGCGTAGCTGTTGTTCAGCCCGGTCATGGCGCTACGGGCCTCGATCTCGCGGCGGTTGTTCTCCATCGCCATCCCGTAGGCCATGCCATTATTGATTCCACCCATCAGTGCCGACGAAATGGCCCCACCCAGGTTGCCGCCGGCGAGCTGTCCGATCGCGCCCGCGCCGGTGTTCAGCGTACCGCCCAGCAGACGCATGTTGGCGTTGTACTCGGCACCCTGCCGCGAGTAGGCGTTGGTAAGGTCGGTCGCTTGATTCGCCTGCATCATAGACGCCTGAGCCTGCGTATAGGACGTGTCCGCACCCCGGATCGCCTTCTGCTGAGCCCAATCAGCGCTCTGGTACTGGTAGTGGATCGAGTGCGCATTACCCGCCATGTACTGCAGGTAGCCGTTGTTCGTCAGCGCGAACGTCGGCAGGGCGCTGATCCCGGTCATGGCGTCGAAGTGCTCGGAGTAGGCGTTGTTGCCGTCGCCGGTATTGTTCTGATTGTAGCCATTGACAGTGAACATGATGCGCGGCCCCGGCGGCACAACGTGCGCCCACATGGTGACCTTCAGGCTCGTGTCCCACACGCATTCGGGACGCACCAGGAGCGGGGCGCCGTTGAACATGGTCACTTCATAGACCATGTACGGGTAGGTGTAGAGCTTCCAGAGCATACGGTAACGCTCAGGAATGTTGTCCTCCTTGCGGAAGCCAGGCGCAAGATCGATCGTCTGATTGTTGTTGATCCCACTGGAACCGAAACCGGTAGTGATCGGATAGACGGTCGCGCCCTGCTTCTTGGTGCGCCGCTTCTTGTCCTCCTCATAGCCGGATGTGTCCGGAGTCTTCGCACTCGTCAGACCATCGAAGTTAATGATCCCCTTGGGGATGGCGGTGATGGTCTGCACGCCCTGGCTCACCCACGGGCAATTGGAGAGCGCTTCGGCCAGCGTCCTGAAGTTGCCGACGTCCATGGCGTACACGCACGTCGCGTTCGCCATGCCTCCGGCAAGCGAGCCTTTCGCCGTCTGGAAGTGGGGGTCGTCCTCAGTGCCATAATCGACGAGCAGGTCAATGGCGGAAGTGACGATGATGTCATAGTTGGCGGAATCAACGTTGCCATCGATGTGCTCGACGGAGGCCATGTCATGCCGCCACACTTCGGAGATGACGTACTCGCCACCGGTGTCGAGGCCTTCGGGAACAGTGAGGTACTTGCGCCCGTAATTCTCCCACTTGTCTTGGGCGGCGATACCGATGTGCCCGCGCTCGACGTAGCACATGCCGAATTTAATTTCATGCATGTAGGTCTGCCAGACGTCGAGCTGCACGGTGAACTCGGTCGTGTGCGGTGCAACGTACTCGACGGACGTGATGAAGTAGTAGAATGTGTTACGGGAGTTCACCGAATCAGCGGCATTCCTCACGCACATGTAATTGTACTCATTCGCCTGGCTGAAGGGAATATCAAGCCTTATAGGCTGCCCCTGAGCGCAGTACGTCAAACCGTTGACGACAAGCTTGATGCCCTTCTCATCGTGATAGTTCCATGCCTTATCATAGTCGTCGAACCAGACAATATCGCGGTATGTGGAATCCCATTTCACGCGCGAAAGAACAACCGTGGTGCCAGGCGTCCACACGGCATAATTAAAATCGTATCCGAAATCCCCAATATCTTCAGGGGGCTGATATGAAGTCATGAAAGAAGAATACCACGACCGTCGTGACGACGGCCGTGGTATTCAAGGAAAGGAGGGTTACTCCTTGGGCCAGACCTTCACAGCCTTAGAGGCGTCCACCGGAACCTGCACAGTCACCGGCGTCTGAGTAATCCGCTTGTGAGTCGTCGGATCAATGTAGGTAATCGACCCCACGACCGTGAGCGTCTCCGCCGTCTCATCCAGGCCAACCTTGAGCACACCCTCATTCGTGATGCGAGTGCGCTGACTCTTCGCCCCAGTCACCGAGAAAGCAACCCCGAACTCATAATCGTAGGTGTTCTTCCCAGCAACCTTGTGGACAATCTCGATGTTCTCGCCAGGCAGTGCCTTCGCCGTCGTCGAAACCGCGGTGCCGCTGTCAACATGCGCGGCCTTCTCGATCGTCAGCTTCAGCTCGCTCGGCTTGATCGTGATCGTGGAATCGTCGTCACCGGTCCACAGGGCGACGGCGGGGACGAACAGCGAGGCGCTGATCACCTCCCAGTGGTGCAGGAAGTAGTTGGTACCCAGCGAAATCGCGTTCGGCTGAGATTGGTTCTCCAGCAGGTTGTCTGCGATGACGAAGAAGTCCTTCGTCGTCAGGATGGCCTGCGTCTTCTCCATCCCGAAGTACTCTTCCGGAATGGTGACGATGCGGCCATTCAGCTGGCTGAACTCTTGGTTGAAGGCCGCGGACCACGCCTCAACACCGATGTTCGCCATCACCTCAGGAGTCGTGACCAGCACCAGATCCTCGGGCTTGGCGAATGTCTCCATGTGCGCCGCATTGTACTTGCGGCTGATGAACTGCAGATTGCCGGCGAGCGCCTGCGTCTTCTTGATGAAAGCCTTCGAATCCGCCTCAGTAGCGGCAAGGGTACGCAGGTTCGGGACCTTAGCATGCCAGAATCCGCCATTGGCCTCGTACTCGGCGAACAGCGACGTGGTCTGCAGGAACTCATCCCACTGGTCCGACGTGGTCGGTACCGCAAGGATCTGTTGCAGATACTGCTGCAGCCCGGACTCGTCTAGGAAGGCGCGGCGCACTTGATCGCGGTTCACCGTGATCTTGTAGTACTCGCGCCGGTTCACCGTGTGGAACTGGGATGCGACGTTGGGCTTGCGGGCCGCGAACAGATCCTTCTCCATGTAGTCGCGGTCGCCGGAGTACAGGTAGGACTCGATGAGGCCCTGCTGCACCTCTTCGATCGTGTCGCCGAACTCAAGCATGCCGCGCTTGAAGATGGCGAGAGGGTTGTTCCACGTGATGTCACGGAGAATGTACGTGCCGATCCGGTTGACGAGCGCGTCGCAGAACTCATTGTACGATGGTGTGTAGGACATGAGGCTGCGGAGCGTCGCAGAGATGTTGCCCTTGGTCGCCTCCGGGACGCGCCTCTGATAGTCGGCGGACGCGTCGTTACGAATGCGGTTCAGCGCCTCAATATTATCGATCCCGCGAATCTTACCTGTGGGCTGCATTACTTCTTCTCCTTGTCATTGCCCTGGTTCTGGAAATAAGCGTCGATCGAACCATCGTCCTGATAGTCGTCAACATTATCGGAATCTCCGGACTCAGCAGTAGAGCCACCGTCCGATACCGCAGTCAGAAGATCATAATTTTTGCTCTTCAGCGAATTAACGAGATCATTCAGCTCGCCATTCTGCGATGTCATCTCCTCGATCTTAGTCTTCGCCGAATCAAACCCACTACTCACCTCATCGTAGGCACCACGCAGATCATCATAAATAGTGGCCGGAAGGCCGTCCTCCGGCGGATTCTGAAGCATATCTACAAGAGAATTGAAGTCCATTTTATTTCTCCATAAAGGTAGGGTAGGAGCTCTACGCTCCTACCCTACCAGCTAACCGGAAATTCTGGCTACGGCAACAGCCGACTACCAATCGAATGCGGTGCCCGGCGGCATTCAATCCGTGGTACCCGGGCAGCCCTAGTCACTCGTCGCCAGACTCCGGGGCCTTGTAGCCGTGCTCGACCGCCCAGTCTTCAAGAATCTTACGAAGCAAGAGGGGGCGCTTGAGGCGCAGGTCCCACTGCTTCTCTTCGATGAACTCATCGAGCTTGCGGTCAATGCTGACGGTGATGTTCTTCTTTGCCATGATATTCTCCTTATGCGGCGAATGTAAATGAGGTTGGCTTCAGGACTACTCCTCCTGGAACCTTTGTAGGCATGAGTTTACCATACCATCGTTGATCTTCAAGTAAATCTTCCGGTGTGATCTGCGCCGCAAGGTATTTCGGTAGCCCGGCAATGTGCGTTTCCGGAACGCCGTCGATCACCTCACAATACTGTTTAGCGCGCACGAAGATCGCCCGTGAGAACGTGGCCTCATGCTTCCAAGCTCCAATGTTCGTCGGATGCACGGTGATCTGATTCGGCTTCTCCGTCCCCAGAAGATGCAACGAATCGGTGTCAGCATATAGGAAGCGATCATAATTGAGCTGCGCCGAAGTAACGGTGTGGTGGCGTGCCCATGCGGTCACGAAGCAGCCCACGGGGGTGTAGACGGGGTCGGTGCTGTCTGCGGGGCCGCTGACCAGCTTGACGTGGTCGCCGTCGAGGATGGGCTTCTTCCCGGTTGTGTTCGTGTTCTTGGCGAATTTTCCATAAAGTGAATTCAGCATTAATTTAGCGATCGTTCGCTTGCCGCCGGTCGAGTTGGCCTTCACTTCCATCCATTTATCAATATAATCGGCGATCATCCCACGTTCGCTATCAAAAGTGAACGTGCCGTTACAGGTGATAATATTTAGATCATAATGCTTCGACCATAGGTCTAAATCAACTGACGTGCACGTCAATGTCGTCGGTTCATCGATAGCCTTCACATACTCTGCCCCGTTAAAGAACCGAGAGCGCTTAATCTGAATGCAGGGGATGTGATCTTCCTTAAGCTTAGCTGTCACCGTTACAGAAGTAATGAACAGGCCGTCATCGGGAATATAATCGACAATATTCGGCTTACCGAAGGGTAGCGGATCCTCGTGCATGACGTACGGATACAATGAATTCACGTCATACACGTCGCCCGCGCCCACGATGCGGCGAGAAAAGCGGGGGTTGGCATACGTGAAGCCACCGCGATACGCCTGTCTAATCTCCTGATCCAAGCTGGCGGGGAGAACGGGGAAAGACTTCGTGAACGCCGCCTGCCCACCGTAAACCTTCTTGAACTCAGCCATAGCGTCGCTGCCCACGGTAAGGTTCGTCAGGCCATGAGAAAGCTGCTCGGCGAGCGCGCGGGCCACAATCTCGACGTCGCGACGCAAATAGTCCCACTCCTCTTCGCTAGGAATGTAGCCGACCGGGCGGGGTTTGTCGTAGTCGATCTCGCCCTTGGGCTCAGGTAGATCGAAGGCCTTTGCGATCGCCGCAACCGGCATGGGAATCTTCTTGAGCGAATCGCGGATCTCGGTAACAACACCGTGCACATTAATGGTAATGGTGTAAAACTTGCCCATCTTATCGATGAGAGTTGAGAACTCCATCTCCCCGGGCTTGCCTTCAACCCACTTCCAGCCATTCTTCATAATGTAGTCAATGATAAAGATGCCGTCGAAGGAAAGATTATGGAAGTAGGTTGTCGTTGCCCCTTGCCCTAGGTAATCGATGAATGAGCCGATATCAGTTCCACGCCTGAGGTCCTTGAGGTTGTGAATATCCACCGATGCCCACGCCCATACTCGACAATCATTCTCGTCGGTGGTGGTCTCAAAGTCAGCGCTTCTTACGGCGACGGAGCTTTTTGTGCGTCTTTTCCGGCTTGATTTCGAGATTTTCGGCTTCATCGATCATACCAAGGAGAGTGAAGATTTTTTCATCATAGTCATCAAGTATCGCGGCAATAGCGCGCTTACCGATCTTGTCGTTGTCCTGGTTGTGGATCGCCCAGTAAAGGCGAGAAAGACGATCCGCGAAGTAATCATCATTACTCCACATGAACCAGAGCTTATCGTCTGGAAGATCGAGAACTCTGCGCAGACGATCATCGCCAATCTCGTCAATCATGTCCGAGATATTCTGACGCGCTTGAGAAATCGCCTTACTGCGTCCTCGAGTCGTCTGGCGCTCATTCATACTCTTGGCAATAGTGTATGCGCCCTCATCGGAGCTGAAGCGCCGTGGAGTGGGAAGGCGATACTCAACCAAGGATTCGGCACTACCAGACTCTAGGTAGGCCTTCTTAACGCGCCAATCCTCGTCATACTCTTTCGCTGTGATGCCAACCCATGGGATGAAGGTGCCCGCAACCGATTTCTTGTACTCACGCTTGCGCTCATTATCGCGCTTATACTCACGGCGCACGGCGCGCATAGCGTCGCCACTAATGATATTCCCCCGAGCTCCCGCATAATATGTGGTGCCCTGGTAAAGAAACTTCTCAAGGCGTTCGAGATGACGCTTCACCTGTGCCGTCGTCATGCGATTGATGCGTGCCTCGCCCTTGCGCACATCATATTCTGTGCCCGCAATATCGACGCCGAACTGTCCATTGTTCAGGTCAGTGAGCAGGCCGCCCGCGCGGGGATTGTAGGTGCCCTGCTTGATGAGGCGGACCTTGCGTGTGGCGCGGGCCTCAGCTTTGAGGGCCCTAAGGCGCAGGTCTCCGAGTGATGGGTTACCGGACATGAAAGCTCCTCCGCCCCTCCGTGTGGAGGAGCGGAGGAGCTTCTATACATTGTAGACAGTCAGGCAACCTCAAGCGAGTAGAAGCGGCGCATCTTGGTGCCCTTCTCGACCACCTTGACGGTGAGGGGCTGCTCCCACTCGTTCGGGTCTCCGAAGATGGAGATGATGTTCCTCACGCTATTGAGTAGACCCTTGGAAGTGGCGGAGTAGACCTTGCCATCGTCGAGGACGAGAGTGGTGCGGGGGACGGTGATGACCTCATTGTCCTCGCTCGTAATCTCGACTTCCTGAACGATGATGTGCTTGAGTCCAACGACGCTGCCGACAAGGTCGGCGACGGAGTCGGAGCCGTTGACGGCTTGGTAGACGGTCTTCTTGTCCTCGAGGGTGGTGCCCTTGATGGTGCTGTAGAAGCCGCTGGCCTGAAGGTTGGCGGCCACGTTAACGGATGAGATCTCGTTCGATGCCATCGGAGATGATCCTTTCATGTTGTTCGAAGTACACGCTTGTTGGCGTGTGTCCTGAGTGTACCACACACATCAGGACGGCTAGGTATTCGATGTATTCAGGTTTCGGAATGCTACTTAGTGAAATTCTGTGTGTTGATAGTTTGTTCTCTGTCTCACCTTCGTAGATATCGATTGTGCCCCTACCGTAAATGTAGTGAACGTCAGCGGTGTAGCGCTGGATCGTTGACTGAAGTCTGTCAGGATCGACGTCATCTACCTGTCTGATAGTTGTTTGCCATTGAAGATCAATGGTCTTAACAACCCTCTTATCGCCCGATGGTGACGTTGTTGATCGATTAGTGTCGATCTCCTCCTTGAGGACTTCAACTTCAGTGTCTTCTAGAGTTGATATGTAGATACCCATATCAGAAAAGATACCCTGTATTCACGTTCTCGTCAACATCTTTCGGTTCGTCAACTCGGACCGGAATGGTATCTAAGTAAACCCAACAAAGATCACGGAATACCTTTTCAATAATATCATCTCCCTTCATGAACGGGTAATTGATAACAACCGAGCACTGAAAGACTCTATCCATCTCCAGTACGCCAGTCACCGCATTCCCATGCTTCGTGATGCGTATGGTGTGAGGGGTAGGGCAGTGGAAAGTGATGATGGTAACCGCAGTCCGTTTTAGGAATGTGAAGGAATATTCCTCACCTTCGAGAAGATACTTTCGGGTTTCCATTGAAAAGCTCCTCGTCGATAATATTCACGATAGAATTGTAAAATTTAGTTGATCGTGCTACACCTCTTTTGGTTGTGAACGAATACTTCCCACCTTTATATGAAAGATTAAAGTCGGAGTTTTCTACAATGATATGCGATTCAGGAAAGGAATTCATGAGAATCGCAACTATCTTGACACACTCTTTAAGCATTATCCATACTCTTTTCTACTTCAAGAACCGCTTCAAGCTGAAGCGCCGAGTCAAGAGCTTTCTCAGTGACCCTGAAATTATTGTAATAAATAACATCCTCGTCGCCAACCTTAATCTCCGCCTGAAGAATGGGAAGATAGTACTCATGCGTCGAATACTTCTCCAACGCCTCAGCTAACTTACTCTTCATTTGTGTTCCTCCATCCTACTAACAACCTTGTCAACATCGCTCAACGTAGCCTCACGACCTTCAATAAACCAATAGCCGTCCATGTATTGAATCTCGTGGCGAGAAATGTGAGGCCATACCATCGTGCCCCTAATAATAAGAGGTTTCCGCAAAGCGTTCAAACGAAGAATCAACGAACGTGACGGAGAATCCATCATTCCTCCATACCCTCCATCCTAGTAACAAGATCGTCAACGTCACTTGACATAACCTCGCGACCGTCAATAAACCAGCAGCCGGTCGTGTACTGAACATCGCAAGGACATGTATCGCTCCAAAAGATATCTTGCCACACCATCATACCCCTCATAGTAAGAGGTTGCCGCAAAGCGTTCAAACGAAGAATCAAAGAACCCGTCGAGTAGTCCTTAATGGTCATCTCAACTCTCCTTCCCGGAACAGACCCTCTGCCCCTCTGAACATGAATTAAGAATAGCAGACGAAGAAATGAACCGCA